GACCAACTCGTCCCGACGAGAAAGGATTCACGCTGAACGAAATGGGACACTGCCAGCTCATCTTCACTGCCCAGTCCCGCAATAGCTGGATCAATCGACAACTGATTCTTAGGATCAAGTGCCAGCTTGTCGTGTGGATATCCAATCTCTGCCGAAGCCAGCGATGGAAAGGGATTATTCCGTACTGGGCTAGTGTCAGCTATCACAGGTACATTGGTGTACCCAAACAGCTTGGCTATATTGGAAACTGCGCTAGCACCGATCTCTGTAGCCTTAGCAAAGCGACCAATGGTAGGTACACTAGACAACTTAGACGCTGCTGCTGCAATTGCCGAAGCTGGGGCTGAAACAGCACCAACTCCGTACTCGTCTGCTTGCAACACAGCACCAACAGTAGGTCCAGCAAGTACCACGTCTTCCATCCACGCATACACTTGCACAACTACTGACGATGTGGCTCCGTTTGCACTGGCCAGTGGGTTAAACACCATCAAGTCCACAGCACCCATTGCTGTGGCATCAGAAATCACCAGTGTACGCAAAAAAGACTTGGGCCAAATGAATGGACAAGTAAATTCGGCGCCTTCACTATGAGCCGGTGTAATCCAGACTCCAGGCATCTGTGAATAGGGAACCAACGACGAAGGTAGCGTTGAAGAAATGGTCAGTCCCTTAAACTGATGCAGCGGACGATAGATCAATCGAAGAGAGCCGTAAAGGAACGGTGAAGCATTCGTGACAATTTTCAACTTTAGATTGCCTCTAATGAATGCATAGTTGCTCAACTTGTTCTTGATCGACGCATTGTTCAGGAAATTTGCCCACACATTCTGATTTGCAGACAAAAGACCAACGGGATCTGATGGTGCCCATGGTAGAGACAACAGACGGACTGGGCGCGCCAGGAACGATGCCAAGTCAGCAGACGTTTGCGCGTCAGCTAACTCGTAGTCCAATGGCGAGGTTGACACACCAACACTAGCACCAGCATTGGCATCAATGAAAGTTGTGGTAACCTCGGTCGATGTAGCCATCTCCGTCGCTGTAGGAGCCAACAGTACCTCTTCAGACTGCAGGCTGCATTTGGTGGGGCAACACCTTTCACACTCAACAGAGATGTCGCGCATGATCATCACATGATCACACTGCGGACACTCGTAAGTGTGAGCACCGGCACTTTCAACCGGAACGCTTTTATTTTTTTGAGTATGCACTCCTGCATTGTTTTTTGTTGTTTTGGCAAGTCGTTTATAAAATGCTTGAGAAGACTCATTCTACAAGCAAGTTTCGCGTTTCTTCGGGCATCCCTAACCCTCACTCCTGAAAAGGCGAACCCCCTGAAGGGTGGACTTACAACTGATATGCACACTTACACTACTTTGAAACGCATAATACGTAGTACACAGATCACACCAGAGGGGCAGACTAATTTGGGAGCACGCTCCGCGGGTGCTCTGCAACACACCCAATTTGGGCCCCCTCTACGCCACGGGAAGCCGCCCAGAATCTCTCTCTGAGTTGCTCCCACGTGGGAAAGCCCTTGAATTCCAACTCCATCTCCAAGTTGTGTCGTTGAGCTAGCGACCAAATCCACTTTCGCTCCGATTCGAACTTTTCACGTCCGTGCCAGAACCACTCATTGAGGGCCGACGTCATGACACTGGCCATGTGCAGTTCCGGTGACTCGTCAC